TAGCATCTTCTTTAGCTTGTTGAAGGTAACCCTTAAGTTCTAAACTATTTTTAATAGCAATACCTTCTTGTACTCCATAGGTATAAAAGCCATTATGGGCACGTATATTAGTGGCATCATTAGGTAAACCATCTGTGTCTAGCTCAGTTGCAGCATTATCGAGCTTCATACCTGTTGAGACACGAGAAGCCTGTGCCGCATTCAAAGACTCATTCCCTAAATCAAAATTCTCTAACATCCCGTCAAGCTGCCCCTGAGCTTGTAAACGTTGGTTAGCAGTATTGATTTCTTTGGCTTTTTGCTTATATAGAGTCTGAGAAAAGTTTAACAGTTGGTTGCCAAAGTTAGAAAGTGATTTGGCTTCCTGTGCATTAATTTGTGTTTGTAGCTGATTACGAATAACTTGCTGAGAGTTCTTCATATTACGGATCTGGTTTTCCTGATCCATTCGCATACGCTCGCCTTCAAGAGCTTGGCGACCTAAGATTTCATTAGCTTGTGCAGCTAAAGTAGAATTTGTACTTAAATTAGATGCTTCTAAACGTTGTTGCTGTATTGCATTTTCGTCTAGTATTTGCTCATTAAAGTTTTGAAAGCGCCTTTGGGCATTTAAAGCTTCGTTAGAACTCTGTAGTTTTTGACTTTCTTGGGCGGCAAAATCCGCCATTTGCTTAGTTCTATCTGCGGCACGAAGGTCTGAACGAACAGACGACTGCCGCCCCTGCATTTCGATTGAACGAAACGGTTGTTTATTAGCCATTAGTTCGCATTAAGGGGAATACGTGGAGCGGGCGCGCCAGGGGGTTTGTTGATCATTGCGTTTGCGCTCATACCAGCATTTATGCCACCCAAAGCCGCTCCACCAATACCTGCAATGAGGCCTAATGCACCGGGTCTTGGGGCACCAATAGGCATAGGAGCGTAACTAGGACCTTGAAGAGGACCGGGGTCTGTCATAAAGTCAGCAAATACTGGATCTGGCGCATATTCAGAAAAGACAGGTGGCGCGATACTTGGAAGGCTGATGGGATCTGTGGGACGGAGCGTCGTAGAAGCCATTGCTTCTGAATCAGCTTGAGCTTGTTTAAGAAAAGCGTTTGTTTTATCTGAGTAATAATCACCTAATGCAGTTTGGTAATTACGTTGAGCCATTCGCATATCACGACCGTATTTAGCTCCTTCATTCAACACACCAAGACCTACACTTTGTCCACTACGTCCCTGAGCTAAAATAGAGCCTTGTGCTTCTATACTAGAAACCATGAGACGTTCGGCTTGAAAAGCGCGTTGAGCTTTAGCAGCATTTCTTTTTTCTTGGGCTGCTTCTAAATCAGAATTGAGGTTTAATTGATTTAGATTTTTTTGACTTTCTGCTCTTTCCTCAGATAAAATTGCTTGATTTAACTGATTCTGGAATTGAAGCTGATTTTGTAAATTAGTAAAGTTTTGATTTTGAGCTGCTAGTAAATACTCTCTTTGAATACGAGCATTAGCAGAGTTAGTTTGTTGTGTATTTAAGACCCAATCATTAAGAGATCGTTGATTGGCAATGTTAATGGAAGCATTTTGCTGTTCCATGTTGAACAGCGCTTGGCTTTGAGCAAATGATGCTTGATTTTCTGCACCTCTATTCGCAGCTTGCATTTGGGAAAATGCTTGCTGATCTGCAAAGTTAGCCTGTTGTTGTTGTTGTTGATAGCCAGCGACAGTAGAAAGTGTGCCTACAGCAAACGTGGCTATTCCAAGTGAGACGGGATCGCACATAGTTTGGCAAATTCGACATAAGTAAGACGTTTTGGACCTACGGGTACATAACACAAACGCTTGAAGCCCAACATATGCAAAAGCTTTCCGTGCATCTTGTTTCTGGGATCCATAATGTTATGGAGCATTGTGTACTTTTGACCCTCTATCCATTTTTTTGCTTCTTTAAAAAAAAGTATTGGCATTGTCTCCACAGCATTTGTGGTGAGCATCCATACACGTCCTACTCCATTGTCTTCTTCAACAACACCAGCAAAGCCAGATAGCTCTCCATCGGGATTGTAAAAACAAATAGGATTTTTAGATAAAGCAACACTCATTGGAAGGGCATAAAAAGGGGGATGTCCAAGTCCCTCTAATTCCCGTTTATCTTCCCAACGGAGTAGCCCAGAACTTTGCCAGGCTAACTCGACGGTAGCGGGAGAAATGTATTTAGATTTGATTGATTCCTTTTGTGGTGTAAGTTCCATACCAAGTGGCAGCGACAAACGCTACGGGAAAAGGTGTTATAGATGTGATGGTGACGTCAGCATCTGTCCCTTTACCATAGACAGGAATAGTGTTATCAATTAGTTCAGGTAGTGGTGTTGAATCAGCTTTATATGAGTTAGCTAAAGTTTGGGGAAAACTATAAGTTTTTGTAGTGCGACCTTTTAGAACAACATTTGCACTAAATGGTCCAGAGTCTGTACTTTGAATGACGAGACGAGTAATACGTGGAATGTTGATTACATCAGCTTGCACAGTGCCATTTTGCTGGGCACTTTTACGATAAAATTTAGGCAGTCCAATTGTTGTTTGGTATTGATAACCTAAAGTGATACGTGTTGCTGTTGTACGGTTTCCAGGAATTTCAACATAATTATCAACGCCATTATTGCCGTAAGTTGGGTTACGATACAAAGTGCCTTTAGATGTAGATGAGTCATCTACAACAACAACAGTAGTTAAGTTACTGTCATAGGTGTTGGCAGGATAGAAAACACGAGTTTTGTCATTCACAGAGTCGTAAGCAACTGTAAGAGAGCTAGCAAAGAGATCAAGTCGATACTCGTAAGCGATACCATTAGAATTGACAGCCGTGCCTTCAACATCAGACAAGACCGTACAAGTAGACAGACAAACTCCATTTTCTTGTGCGGTAACAAAGAAATATTGATCGTGATTTGCAGCTTGCAACAAGCAATTACCAGGTAAATCCCACTTAATCCAAGCAGCCATCACACGGTCATTACCACTATTAAAGTATTTAAATATATACAGCTCTTTAGGATCATCATTTCCTAAAAAAGTGACCATTGATGCAGAGCTATTGGAAACCATCGATCGCAGATCACCCGGAACATAGTTAGGGGAGGTTCTGGAAAGATCCGCTCTGGTAGGACGGTTGTCTACAGAAGTGACAACCATTTCAGTAACTGCTGAAAAGTCTTGGTTTTCATCTACATAAACAATAGATGTACCTGTTTCAACAGGGGAAATCTTTGGGTTATTAGCTAATGTACTAAATGCTTTAATTTGTGCTGTAGAAGGACCAAAGGCATCACCTTCGGTACTTAACATAAACTGTGCATTTTCTGAAAAGATCAACAGGCCTAGTTGGTCACCAATGGCGTATCGCATTGATACAGGCCGTAGGGATCCAGAAGCTAAATCAACAACGTCAGCATCTGTTGTAGTAATTGCTGACACCCTAAACATATTGAAGAAGTTACCGGGCTGCGAGCATATAACATTAGTACCAGCAAGTAAGACAAGACGATTACGGAAGAAACTCATTCCGGTAATTTTTTGGTCTACGAAAGTAGGAAATGGATTTGTTGTGTCATCGCCTACACGTCGTTCAACCCAGTAAAGGTCATCCCCATCTTTATCCGTTTCGTTTAAAGAACGAAAAGTAAAAGTACCATTACTCTCACGAATGATTGCGTGAGGCATTGTATCAGGATCAATTGTTGTTGTAATACCTGAAGCTACTGTTTCTTCCCAAGCACCAACCCCTGAGCTAGCAGAACCATCAACAACAAACTTGACGTAATATTCATCGCCATCAACCTTATCAAGGTTTTGGATCTTAAGAATCATGCCAGCTACACAAGACCCAGGTAAATCAGCTACATCTCTCACACTACCTTTAAACGCTTCTAAAGATTGAGAAGATAATCCACCACGAGCTTCAATTGTAAAATCAGCACTTTTAGTAATGTGAATTACATTAGAGATTTTTGTTACAGTAAAGCTTGAAGGAATTTGTGTCGCAAGGTTATTGACAATTAATTCAACACTGACAGTACCTGTTGCAGGAGTGGTATAGCTGTAGGTCGAGCCGTCTAGAGTAACAGTGTATTTAGTGTCGTAAGCAGCAACACGCAGAATAATGAGAGCTTCAGGGTTACGTGTAGCACTTGTAGTGGATAATGTAGTTACAGTTTTTGTCCTATTTAAGACAAAGTTATAATCATTAATCTGAAGCATTTCAAAGTCAGATTGTGCAATCCCACTTATATAGGAAGTAGCAGCAGCGCTTTGCGTATTAACAGTAGCGGCAATACCAGTTAAAGCATTCCAAACACGGAGTTGTCCAGTAGGACTAAATTGACCTATAAATTGTTCAGTTGAATCTCTGAAAATAGAAAACCAGCGGCCATCTGCAGTGGCCGTAGGTAAGGCTGAGACAAGCTTTAAGCCTGGTCTTCGCAGCAAACCATAGGTAGGATCAGGAAGGCAGTTATCAGCGGTTGTGAGCTGACCTGGCAGCTTTAGAGAATCTGGCTGCTGGGAAAATCCTCCAAGAAAGTTAGGTATTCTTTGTGATACAGAAGCCATTAGCGCATCAGGGTTCGGAAGGGTTGATAGCCGATGTAATTATTTAGCCCATCAGGCTGGCCAAAAATATTAGGTTTGCTTGTTTGTGTGTCGTACTCAATGCAGATAGCTCTAGTCGTAGACTCATCTTGTGATACAAGTCCAACAAGCTCTTCAGAACTAACTAAACGTGAGGCATAGATACGTGATGCTCTAGCAGTGATGTACTCCCTGTATGGTTGGGGACAATCATCAAATTCAAAGTTCCAAACAACATCACAGTAAAGTGTTTCATCAAATGTGTATGTATGTTTTTCTTTATTATAAAACTTTCCTTGACGCTCTACTACAAGCATCCTGTCGGAACCATGTTTGTAAAAAGACAAC